CTGATGGAAATCCTTTAGTAATTTTTACTTGGGTTCCTCTCGCTAATATTTTTATATTATTAGCAGGACTTATTATATTTTTTATAAATTTAATGAGTAATATAAAAATTCGATAGGATGTATACTTTTTTTGTTATTATTTTATGTTATATTATTCCTGTATTTATTAATGCTTTTCTTTTTGTTTTTGCTTATAAAGTAAGTCATAAAGAAAAGATTGCTATTGGAAAAATATTTGAATATTGGAATGATAAGTTTAGGGATAGTGATGGTGATAGTAGTCTTTGTCTATTTCTTTTTATTCCTGGAATGAATATACTATTTATACTCTATACCTTTTTCTTATCATTGTATAACATATTTAAAAATATAGAAGTCTAATGTTTACTTTTATTACAGGTCTAATTGCAGTTTTGGTATGTGGAGCTCTTATAGGATATGAACGACAATTTAAATCTAAAATAATTGGAATTAGAACCTGTACATTAATTATGTTAGGTTCTTTTGTTTTTACATATATCTCAATTAAAATAGGTGGAGATCCGTCTAGAGTTGCTGCACAAATTGCTTCTGGTGTTGGTTTTATTGGCGCAGGTATAATATTTAAGAATGGAATTGATGATATTCGGCATTTAACTACAGCTGTATTAGTTTGGGTATTAGCGGCTTTAGGTAGTTTAATTTCTCTTGGATATTTATTTGAATCGTTAATGATAACTGGAATAATCTATATAATCCTTAAAATAAAAATACTAAAATGAACAAAATTGAAAAGCTGTACAGGTCTATGTATGAAAATGAATTATGTAAACTAAGAAAATGTGCAGAATCTGTTCAAAAACTTTCTCAATATGTTGCATTTAAAGCATGGAGTAAGGAAGTAATGGCTTACTTGTTTTTTAAAATAGATCGTTTAGATTATGTTTGGGAATGGGAATATAAGGATAAAATTGCAATGTTTATTCAGGATTGTCAAGAAATTGCTTTGCGAAAAGTAAAACTTAGTTCTGAATGACAGAAGAAAGAAAACTTTGGTTATCAATATGTAATAATGATTTAAAGAAATTAGAAGCTTGTGCTGAATCTATTCAAACTGAAATTCAAAGAAATGTGTTTTGAATTGGAGCGAAAAGGTAAAGTGGAATATTATCTTTAAATTAGATAAAGCTACTCGTTGGGGGCATAGTCCTCATAGAAGAGAAATTTCTTATATTATTTCTGTATATCAACAAAGAGTTAGAGAAATGATGCTAGAATAAATATTAATGGTTTGCGTCGTTGGTGTTAGTGATAGCATATTAGACTTCCAATCTAAAGGGGAGAGTTTGAATCTCTTACGACGCTCTAAAGTGAATAATGAATATTGATGAAAACTATTAAAGAACTTTCAGATAGACAAATTAAACTTGCGTGAATTAGTAGTAAAAGTTTATATGAAATTTGTAAAAAATTAGAAATTCACGATAATACTTATAATAGAAAATATTTAAGAGTTTGAGGAGTTAAGGAAGGACTAAAAATTCCTGTTTTTACACGATTTACTAAAACAGATTATGTAAAAAATCCTAAATTGTGTAAAAAATGTAAAAAACCTATTCCTTGAAATCAAAGAGAAAATAACTTCTGTTCTCACTCTTGTGCAACTAGTTATACAAATATAAAAAGAGGTGCTATAACTAGTGGTAAATATGTCAAAAATGCAACTAGTAAATGCTTAAATTGTGGAAAGGAAATTTTTGCAAGAAATAAATATTGTAGTATTATTTGTCAAGTTGAATTTAAATATAAGGAGTATATTCAAAGGTGGAAAGACGGGAAAGAAACAGGAATGTCTGGTACAGATGGTCTTTCAAATCATATAAGAAAATATTTATTAGATAAGACTAATTATACTTGTGAAATTCCAGGGTGTGGATGCAATTTTATTAATCCTTATACTGGATTATCTATTTTGCAAATTCATCATATAGATGGAGATGCAACTAATAATAAAGAGCAAAATCTTCAGGTTTTATGTCCTAATCATCATGCTATGACAGAACATTTTGGCTCCAGAAATAAAAATAGTACTAGAAAGTATCGTTATAAAAAGTAATTACCCACTCTAATAAATTTTAAAAACATGAAATCCTTATCTAAAATTTTTAATGCAATATATTTGTGTATAAGATTTCCATTCTTATATCCAAGAAATAGATTTTCAGATAAACATACAGTTTATATAAGATGGATGTCTAATTTAGTATACAAATACTATAGTAAGTCTTATTATGATATCAGTTTAGCTTATAAGTTTTATAAAGATCCTCAAGAATGTACTACTATTACAAAGCAAGTAATCTTCAAGGATAAATACAATTTTAAAGCAAGGCTTATACGTAATAATACTATTTTAAGATTTTATAGTGATATATTGAAAGAACCTTATGATTTCAATATACAAAAGCATGTGGGTGATAATTTTAAGATTTCAGGAATTACTGTAAGTAAATCAACCTTCAATAATATACCTGTTTTATATTATCATATACATAAAAAGGAAGTTACTAATACTAATTATGGATTTAGTTATAAGAAGTTAGAATTTGTAGCTGATACCAAAAGTGTCAAGATCTATACTATTCTAAACTATATTTACGAAAATATAATTCCTAAAATTTGTTTTATTCCAACTTATACAGAACTTAATAGTATGCCAATTGGTTGGAGAAAAGCATTTGGCATTCAAATGTGTAAAGAAATAAAACAAGCTCTTAAAAAGCATAATTATTTATATAATTATAGAATTATGCAGATTAAAGAGAAGTATGGTTCTCTTCGTTGGTATGATGCAGGAGCTCCAGAAGAAATACAGACTATAATTAATAAGTATGAAGATATTTCTTATCATACATGTATAAGTTGTGGAAAACCTGCTAAATATTTAAGTACAGGGTGGATATGTCCTTATTGTGAAAAATGTGCTCCAAGGGGCAGTAAGTTAATGAAATAATGACTTTTAAAGAATTTTGTAAAGAACTATTAGAAGAATATAAATGGGCATCGTTTCAATATGACAGCGTTATTTCCTTTACTCAAACTTTTTCTGATACAACCTGTAGATTAGATGGACAAGCATTTACAGATGCTCAAATATTTATATTTGTTGATCAAAGTAATAGAAATGCTATTGTAATTGGTCCTGCATGGAGTTATTACATAGAAGGTATTACTGAAAAATTTTCAGTGGATTGTTGTAACCATCATATGGCTGGAATTAATAATATTGCAAGAATTAAAAAATATGGTGACATTAAAGAAATTAAAAGAGCTTAAGCAGATTAAGCGAGATAATAAGGTAATTTATAATTTGTTAAATACTATCATTGGAGAGTGTGAACAGATTAGTAAAGATCCTTCTTGTAGTCAGGTTATGGATGTTATACAGAAAATGTATAAAGATAATAAACAGACTATTAGTGAATGTTCGGTGGATAGAGTTGATCAACTTAATACCCTAAACGAAGAAAATGCTTTCCTTGAGAGTTATTTACCTCAACCTCTTACTAAGGAGGAATTAACTGCACTTATTGGTTCACAATTAACTGCAGGTAACAATATGTCAAAAATTATGAAATATCTTTCAGAAGAATATAAAGGAAGATATGATGGCAAAGTTGCAGTAGAAATTATTAAATCCTTACAATAATGTTAATTGTATTTATTATAATATTCATAGCTTTATATGAACTAATAACAGTTATGTATTATGAAAGTCTTAAGATAAGACTTGTCAAAGTAGGCGCTTTTATAGATCATCTTAATACTTTTGGTTCTACAGAAGATAAACAAATTTTCTATAAGTTTTTAAAAGAAGTTAATACAGAATCTATTAGATGCAATGCTAAACTTGATATAACTATAGAAAATGCAAGTAAACCTGAACTTTGGTACAGATATCCTTCAAATCCTAATACCTTTAAAGAGTGTTTCAAACTTTTTAATTTATGTTTTTATCGAAATGTAGTTAAAGATTCAGTTGATAAAATAATTAACTGGTTTAAAAAATAAAATATGAAATTTTTACTTTGTCTAATTTGTTTAATTACAGTTAGTTGTAATGCTGTAATTGATCCTAAATCAGAAACTATAAGATCTGAAGATGGATACTATCTTGGTACTGCACATAAATTTAAATTTGAAGGACATGATTATATTAGTTTTACTAAAGGTCATGGTGTAGCAGTTGTTCATAATCCTAAATGTCATTGTAATCTAAATGAAGACTATTAAAACATATTGTCCAGAATGTGACAAAGAAACAGTTCATATAATTTGGACAGAAGATGGTTATGGGGCTTCTGGTGTAGCAAGAATTTTTTCAAGTTTATTTTCTCTTGGAACGTCTAATTTAGCTTGTACTACATATAGTAAGTGTATTAGTTGTGGAAAGACTAAAGAATTATAAAATGATTAATGACCAAATTAAAAAGTTAGCTAATAAAAAGATTCCATTATATAATAACTCTTCTAGTTTATATGATATTTTGGATTGGCTGCGGGAGAAAAAATTCCTACATGTAGAGATACAATGGTATCCTCATGGTTGGATGTTTGTTATTTATAAAATTGATTCTCAAGAGGATGAACCATATGATACTTTCTCTGAAGTATATACTAGTTATCTAGATTGTTTAGAAGCTGGAATTATAAGAGCATTAAATATTATATAATTATGAAAAATACAGGTTTACATGATATTCTGGATGAACTAAGAGATAAAGAGTCTTTACATGTAGAAATCGGATGGCATCCTAATGGATATGCATACTCTATTTATAGAATTAATAGGCGAGATACAGAGCCGTGTTATGCTTCTTCTGAAAGATACTATAATTATCGGGAATGCTTAGGAGCGGCAATTGTAAAAGCAATGAGCTTAGCGGATTAATAAAAATGAAAACACTTCTTTGGGTAGATGATGCTCGTAATCCAATGGAAGATGATTGGTTAAATTTTAGTCCAATTGGCCGAAATTGTCTTGTAATATGGGCACAATCTTACCAAGAAGCGATTGATTTTCTTGAGAAAGAATGGCCTGATGCAATTTGTCTAGATCATGATTTAGGGGAAGAGAAATCTGGATATGATATAGCTAAGTATATTGTGGATAAATGTATAGATGAAGGATATATTCTTCCACAATTTGCAAGTCAATCTGCAAATCCTGTTGGTAGAGAGAATATTCTTTGTTTATTTAAAAATTATGAAAAATTTTATTCAACATGTTGTTTATAGTCATAGAGAGGGATTACGTTGGTACTTTAAATCAACAGAGCGTAAAGATACGTTTGTAATTTCTTTATATCCTTGGGATATTAGACTTTTAAAATATGGATTTTATTTACTAATTCCGCCTCTTAAAGAAACTCATATTAGAGGCAACTGGAATTAAAAAAGGTATGCCCACGCAGCAGAGTTGGAGATCTGCACGAAACTGTAAATTTCGCGTCTCAGACTAATGAGGTTCGAATCCTCACGGGGGCACAAAATAATAAAAATTGCAAATAATGAAAAATTTTCAAGTAACTTCAAAAGAAGATAATCAAAAATACTGGATTTCGAGGTCTTGTGCAGTTGCTATGTTTCTATTTTCTAGAGATAAATTTGGAAACTTATGTGTTTTAGCAAATAAACGTGGTACTGGAACTCCTGATTTTCAAGGATATTGGAATTGTCCTTGTGGTTATATAGACTTTGATGAAACTGGAGAAGATGCCGTTTGCAGAGAAATTATGGAAGAAACAGGATATGTAATTACTCCTGAAGTTCCTAAATTTGTAGAGGTTGAAACAAGTCCAAAGGCCAATAAGCAAAACATTACTCTTATATATACGGCTTTAGTACCTTATAAATTACTTTCTCAAGTCCAACCTACTGGAGGTGAAGATAATGAAGTTAAAGAGATTAAATGGATTGATATAAGAAAATTAAACAACTATAAATGGGCATTTAATCACAACAAAATAATTGAAAGAATTATACTTTTAAAACAATATATACAAAATGACAGACATAAACACTTTAGCTAAAAGTGGTTGGTATGAAACTAATCACGATAAGTATAAGTATGTTTACTTAGAGCTTGATTATAGTAAAAAAATTAACAAGTTTGTATTTTCAGGCTGTTTAAGCCCTCAAGGGTTAGCTTATTTTCCACTTCCTAATCAAATTTATAGAGAACCAGATAGTGGAAATATGTTTTGTGTCCCTTTTACATTATTTTCGCTTGTAAAATTTTGTGACGGAACTTTACTTCCACTAGTTTTAACTGAAGACTTAGTAAAAAGGTATGCAGATCCTGAAAATATTGTTCTAACTTCTTTATGTATTAATATCTCTCGTTATGCAAGTAGTTTAGACTTTAGTACTATTCATCTTACTCGAGATACTCCTTTAAGAAATCTCTTGAGTGAAGAGGCATTAAGAGTTGTTACTGGTAGTATGTTTGACTATTTTATGATAGGTGTATTAGAACATAAGAAAGAGTTTGATGAGCTTAATACTTCTCATTCAAATATAGAGTCTTTCATTAAGGTAATCTTAAAAATAATGGATTTATAATAAGTTCTATATTAGAACTTATTTTGGAGAGTTGGGGGAGTTGGCTTAACCCATCGTCCTGCTAAGACGACGTACCTCAAAAGGGTGCCACTAGTTCGAATCTAGTACTCTCCGCAAATTTAAAATAACATGAGTAAACTAATAATTAATAAACATCAAATTTGTTATAGAATATACTTAGAACCTATAGAATGGAAATAGCAAATTTAAAGGTATATAATGATAATATGCGAAAATCACTTTTAGATAAAGCATATTTTCTATCTTTTGTAGATTCGGATACGTTCATTGATTTTGGATGTGCTGATGGATCTTTATTAAAACATATTCATGAGATGTTTCCTGATAAGAAACTAATTGGATATGATATATCTCCTGAAATGCTTCAAGTTGCAGAAAAGAATCTTGAAGGATGTAATGTTTCTTTATATAATAATTTTGAAAACGTTATATCCTTAAAGTTAGATAATGCTACTTTGATACTTTCTTCTGTTATTCATGAAGTTTATAGTTACGGTGATAATCAAAGTGTAAATGAATTTTGGAGACAAGTTTTTAATGAAAACTTTAGATATATTGCTATTCGAGATTTAACTCCTCGAAAATCAATTGATAGAATGTCTGATATTAATGATGTTTCTAGAGTTTTACATAATGCTAATCCCACACATTTAGCTGAGTTTCAATCTATTTGGGGAAATATTAGTAACAATAAAAATCTAGTTCATTTCCTTATGAAATATAAATGGGTTGAAAATTGGGCTAGAGAAGTTAGAGAAAATTATTTTCCAATAACTATCGAAGAGTTTTTATCAAAAGTTCCTAATAACTATGTTATTGATTATTTTTACGAATTTATTATGCCTCAAACTCAGCAAGGAATTCTTAAAGATTTTAATATCTTATTAAAGGATACAACTCATTTTAAATGTATTTTAAGACAAATATAATATGAAAGTAGTACAAGTAAATGTAGATTACTCAAAAGAAGTTAATTCTTGTAACAAAGAATGGTTAAATCAGTCTGATCGCTTTTGTGATATTCTTGTTCGAGATGATAAAGCCGAAACAGTTAAATATACAGGTGTATTAGATCAGAGTCAACTTGAACATGTCATTATTTTTATTCAAGATGGTCGTTCAAGTTCTGATATTAAAGATCTAATTGAACATTATGAGAACGAGAACGCAAAAGTAGATGATCTTATAGGAGATCCTATTTTTATTGAAGGGTAGAATATTAGTTATCAACTTAGAAAATCCTAGGCAATTTAGACTGGTTTATAGTAAGGCGTAGATAGAGGACACACTACGATAAGTTGATAGCTTTAAGCCCCTGTGGCGTAATTTGGTAGCCGCGCTAGACTTAGGATCTAGTGAGGAAACTCGTGCAGGTTCGATTCCTGTCAGGGGTACATTTATTAAAAATAAATTTATGTTTAAGTTTATTAAAAAGATGTTTCAAAGTAATAAGAACATTCTAACTGTAGGTTTAAATAAAACAGAGTTAGATGAATATGATAAAGCTTTAATTCTTATATGCGGAGTATTAAACGTCGATTTAAGAAAACCTAACTTCTTTGATGAAGCTTTATATGTAAAAACAGCTAAATCTTTTGGGCTTAAAGTTGATAAATCAGATGCGTTTAAAGCTATTGATTTATTTCAAAATATTAGTTCTAAACGTAATCATAATGAAATTGTATTACAATATTTAATTAAAGTAATACAAATTCCATCTAAAATATTTTATGATGATAGTTTTTATAAGTTTGTAAGGGAAGCTTTTGAAAGAATTTCTAGGTTTTATAATAAACAAAAACAGTTTGGTCAGTTTGAAAGTTATTGTTGTAAATTTATAAAACCTGATTGGCGAAACGCCTTTATATTTGATAGTCCTGAAGCAAATTTTTATAGAACTTTTTGGAGTGGATGGATCGATTACATTAGAAGTCAAAGACAATATTATCAGAACTATCAAAATAATAGAAATTATCAAAAGTCTCAACCTAGTATTACGAAATATTATGAAATATTAGGTATTAGTGTTACAAAAGATAAAGCTATTATTAAATCAGCTTATCGTAAATTATGTCTTCGTTATCATCCTGATAAAGGAGGCTCTAAGGAAAAGTTTATTGAAATTAATCAAGCATATGAATATTTAATTACACATGTCTAAAATGTATAAATTAATGAGTCTTAAAGGCTATAACGGGCCTGAAGATGTAATAAAACTTCAAGAATGGTTAGCTATAGAAAAACAAATATTTATTGAGACAAGAGTGTGTTGGAATAAAGAAGGAACTTTCCCTATTGGATATAGTGCAAGAGCTTGGATGCCTCCGTATACATTATATACAGTAGCTCCTACAGAATTAACTATTGAAGAAGCAGTTATGGCAATTCTAGCAAGAATTTATGATTATATTTAAATAATCTTGCTCCCGTAGTTCAAGGGATAGAAATTAATTTTTGATTCGAACTTTGTATTTTTGATAAAATTTTTGTATCTTTGTGTACGAAAATTTTAAATATAAAATATATGATAAGTTGAAAATTAGAAAAAGAAAATTTAATTAAGTTCCTTATTGATGAAAAATTAAGTTTTGAAGAAGTAGGTCGTAAGTATAAATGTAGTGGTAGCAATATTAGAAAAGTAGCACAACGTTTAAATATAATTGTTCCTTCTAGAAGAGCAGTAAATCCATGCGAAACTTTTAGAAGAGGAACTGCTAAAAAAGGTATCTGTAAGAACTGTGGAAAAGAATTTATATTATATTTATCTCATAGCGGAATTTATTGTAGTAGTAAATGTCAACAAGAGTATCAATCTAAGAAAAGATATGAATTAATTCTTAATGGAGATCCTTCTATTATGAGAGCTAATTATAACCCTAGATCATCTAAGAAGTATATATTAGAGGAACAGAATAATAAATGTGCCATTTGTAGGATGGAACCCAGTTGAAATGGGAAAGAGTTAGTTTTTATTTTAGATCATATTGACGGTCATGCTTCTAATAATAAAAGAGATAATTTAAGATGTATATGTCCTAATTGCGATTCTCAGTTGGATACTTACAAATCTAAAAATAAAAACGGAGACAGATATTATTATAGATACTATAAAAGTAGGAGTGACCAGAATGGATAATGGACCAGACTTCTAATCTGGCGAGCTGCAATGCTCATTGCGGGTTCGACTCCCGCCTCCTATACTAAATAAATATAACTATGATATTATATAAAGTTCAGAAATACTTTCCTACAGATTTTACAAAAAAATTTATAGAATGTAATATTTGTTCTATAGACAATTTTGAAAGAGAAAGTATAAAACATGCTATTCGCGATGGTCTTAAACCACATATTTGTTCGGGCATGTGTAGAGAATGTAATAATTTTATAGGTTTGATTGGAGTAGATCTTGAAAAACAAACAGGAACTGTAATATGTTCTCATAAAAATTATTACAGACTTGAATTTGATGAAAACGAAGGTGCATAAATTATTATATATGAAATTATACGATTCAACTGAAAACACATTTCATTGGGAAAAATTAGATTTAATCCCTGAAATAGAAAAACTAAAACGAATACCTCAAAATGAAATATGGCACAAAGAGGGTAATGCTTTTGTACATACTTGTATGGTTGTACAAAGTGCATTAGATCATATTTCAAATGAAACTATTGATTATTTAGCATTACCTGAAATTAGAGAAATTTTAGTATATGCTGCTTTATTGCATGATGTTGGCAAAGCTTTTACAACAAAGAAAGGAGAAGATGGCCTATATCATGCAAGTAACCATGCAATTAAAAGTGCAGAAATTGCAAAAGATTTATTAGTTAAGTTAGAAGTAGATAAACATTTACATACAGCAATTATTTCATTAGTTCGCTGGCATATGCAGCCTATGTATATTCTTGAACAGACAAATCCTGAAAAAGCTATACTAAAACTAGCTAATAATCTTAATGAAGTAAATGTAGAACTTTTAATTCTACTAAAACAATGTGATTGTGAAGGTTCAATCTACGATAAGGATGATCATCGAGACGAAATACTCCAAAAGGTAAGAGAGATTTATTATGATAAAATTACTTACAAACGTGGAGAAACCGTTAAAATTACTAAGTTATCAGATAATGATACTTGTAGTTATGTTCCAGGACATCATCCTAATGGAATTAATACTGGATATGAAAAAATAGGTAGGCTAATTGAACCTATTACAAAAGGACATAGAGTATATCTAGGACTTGGATTCTCTACATCTCCTGTTGTAGAAATTGTTAGCAAAAATTGTTTTAAAACAAGAAATTCTGTATATGAAATTACAGAAGTTTGTAAAACTACAGAAAAATAAAATTTAATATAATGCGTTATTTATTAGTAAAAACCGAAAACATGCCTATTTTGGCTCTGGCTCTTGGAAGTCTAGATTACAAAGCTGGAAACTCACCTATTTTTCCTATTGCATTTGGAGAATTCTCAATTTTAATTGATAAGGAGGATAAAACATTCTTCTATGTTAAAGGTCGAAAAGAAATTGATAAATTTGTTGAAGATCATGCTAAAATCTATACAACTAATGATTTATCACATGCTCTTGAATTTCTTAAGGAAGACGAAGATGAGGAAACCGATAAGTCTGAAGAAGATAAAGAGGAGATCGATCTTAAAACTATTTTTGAACATCCTTTAATGCAAATTTTTAGCCGACACATTCCTAAGGATATTCTAACTAAGTGTATTATGGAAGCTAAAGAAGAGCGGGAAGAGGAAGAAACTGCAGAGAAGAATTCTGAGTCTACTAGAAACGAAGAATCTAGCTTTTATAAAGAGTTAGTTCCTGGACGAATAGTTCAGTTTGAAAATGCAGGTATGATTCGGTATGGAATTGTACTTAGTAATGGTACAGTGATGCACTTCTCAGGAAGTAATTTAGCTGCTTCAGGATATATTAATAATATTACTGAAGATCGTCCTTATAGAGTTGTACGTATTCTTAAGCCTACAAGCCAGTATTACAATCTAAAGGATGTAAACAATATGGAAGTGGCTTGGGAACGTAAAGTTCGTAAACCTAAAGTTACTAAAACAATAACTGAGATTGAAAAAGAATTAGGACTTGCTCCTGGTTCGTTAGTCATTGAATAAGAGGGAATTAATTCCCTCTTTTTGTTTTTATAAGTATGGGTAAGTTTATTCGGGATTATCAAGTTGATAAGACATTTAGTAAAGAAGAGGAAACTTTTAAGCCTAATCGTAAAAAGGTAAAAAAGTTTAAAGACCCTGAAAAACGTGAAAAGAAACAATCTAAAAAAGATTAAAAGATGACATATGGATTGAACGATATTTGTTTAGTACCTGCTAGGATTAGTGATATTGAACATCGTGAACAATGTAATCCATATAATGCTGATAATATACTCCCGTTGTTTACTGCTCCTATGAGTTCAGTAATTAACGAGAGCAATTATCAGGTATTTATGGATAATAAAATAAATACTATAATTCCTCGTTCAGTAGATTTATCTACTAGATATGAGTTAATGTCAAAAACTTTTGTGGCCTTAAGTTTATCTGAATTTGAAACATTTGCAGGTCTAGAATTAGGTGAAATTAAGGAGGAAGAAATATTTTATATATGCGTAGATATTGCTAATGGTCATATGCGTAAGCTTATTGATCTTTGTAAATCTGTAAAACAGAAATATGGAGGTCATGTTATACTAATGGCAGGCAATATTGCAAATCCTGATACTTATATAGATTATGCCTTAGCTGGTATTGATTTTGTACGTGTTGGAATTGGTGGTGGATCAGTATGTACTACTTCTGCAAATGGAGGAGTTCATTATGCTATGGCTTCTTTAATTAAAGAGGTTGTAGATCGTAAGTGGGAGATAGAAAAAGCAATTAAAGATGCAGAAGCTATGCGTATTTCCCATAAATATGAGTCTTTGCCATTTATTGTAGCTGATGGAGGATTTGATAATTATGATAAGATTATTAAAGCGTTAGCATTAGGTGCAGATTATGTAATGGTAGGCAAAATCTTTGCTCAAGCAGAAGAAGCTTGTGGTAAAGTAATAGAACATTGGGTACGAGGAGAGTATATTGCTCGAGACCGAGTTTATTATGGGATGTCTACTAAAAAAGCTCAAGTAGAAACTGGAAGTCAAAAATTAAAAACAGCAGAAGGAATAGAAGTTACAGTACCTATTTTGTATCCTTTAAGTGGATGGTGTGAGAATTTTGTTCATTATCTTCGATCAATGATGAGTTATACAAACTCTTTTACACTTAGTGATTTTAAAAATACAGAATATCGTATTGTTAGTCCTTCTGAATATTTATCATATTATAAGTAATGGCAGAGATAATTTATTGTAAATTAACTGAAACTAGATCTCGAAGAACTTGGCAAATATTGCCTAAGCAGTATTTTCCTGACAAAACTCCTGTTTATGAATTAGCTGTATCTATTTCTCAGTATACAATTGATAGGGTACAACATCCTTTTGATTGTATAGTTGGATTATATGCTAAACAGCTAAATTTTGCATCAACACAAAAGTATTATTCTTATTCTGGAGACGTATATTCAATAGCGGATGATCCTAAGGCAGATTCTGGATATCAAAAATACCTTAAAAATAGGGATAAGACTCCTGAAGAAATAGAAGAGGAAGAAGCTAAGCTAAAATCAAAAGTCTTGTATCAGATTAAGAGTAATCCTGATATAGTTCCTATGTCTATTGATAAGGATGGTTTCTATATTAAGGATGAAACTTTCTATCTACTTACTCGAAATATTTATAAACGTGTAAATACAATGCTAACTGGTCCTACTGGATCTGGTAAAACACAAGTAGTAGAATTAATTTGTAAGCAGTTAGGAATTCCTTGTACTATTTATGATATGGGTGCTATGCATGATCCTATATCTGATTTACTTGGTGTTCACCGTCTTGATGATGGAAAGTCTATTTTTGACTATGCTAAGTTTACTCAGGATGTTCAGAAACCTGGAGTTATTGTACTTGATGAGTTATCACGTTGCCCTGCAACAGCTCTGAATATTTTATTCCCTGTTCTTGACCATCGTAGAACTTTACCTGTAGAAATTGCAGGTTCTAAGGATATTCGTGAAATCCCTATTCATCCTGAAGTATGTTTTATATCAACTTGTAATATTGGTATTGAATATACTGGTACTTCAACTCTTGATAAAGCATTAAAGAATCGTTTCTTTCCAATTGAATTTACATATCTTCCTGCAGACATTGAAGCTCGAGTTCTCATGAAGAGATGTGATATTGAGAAACAGGATGCTGATATGATTACTTCTATTGCTGCTAAACTTCGTAGGATGGCAGAAAATGCAGAGGCTGCAACAACAGTATCAACTCGAGAAACTTTAATGATTGCAGAATTAATTCATGATGGATGGTCAACATTAGATGCATTAAATTATGTATTAATTCCATTATGTGATAGTAAGGAATCTCGAGAATTAGTACGAAAATTATTAATGAGTAAATAATATGTCATTTACTGACTGGTTTGGGCGTAAAGGTAAGAATTATACATCTACTTATAAAGGATCTACCCGTTTAGGGTGGGATACTAAAATAAGTGGATCGTATTCTTCTTTCTTTGCACCTGATTTGAATAAAAGAAAACTTTTAAGAGATTCCTATCGCCATGCGTGTGATATTAGGGATATTATGGATATCCCAAGAAGTATTCGAATACAGTTAAATGTAGACGCAGAAACTTCATGTACAGATGGAAAAACAGTTATTGTTTCTACTAAAGTATATGATGATAATAAAATCGATAATAATGTTAAATTAGATGTATTCTTAGGTACAACTATTCATGAATTTTCTCACATATTATATACAGATATGGCAGAAATTCGTAAAAATAGACCTAATAAGTTCCTTTTTAATTTGTTTAATACTATTGAAGATGAACGAATTGAATACAATACTACACAAAATTACCCTGGGTATGCTAATTTTATTGGACAAGCAAAATATTATTATTTTGATTTGTTATACAAGAAAGCTGAAAAACAGGATGATTTAATGGATGTATTACAAAATATCTTATATATTGTAAGATATCCTGCAAGAGTAGATACTAAGGTTATTTATCGGCATCAGGTTTTGTTTAACGAAATTAAGAAAGTTCTTTGTGATTTTGGAAATAATTCCAAAGAAGCTTACGATAAAGCAGAAAAAATTTATAAGCTATTACTAGATTACTTTAAGTTCCCACCTCCTCCGCCTGAAGAACAACAAGAAGGAGATGAAGAACAAGATCAATCTGATTCTAGTGAAGGACAGTCTGATTCAGGTGAAGGCCAAGAAGGATCAGACGGAAGTTCTGACCCTCAAAATTCTAAACAGTCTTCTCAAAAACAAGATTCTAAAGATAATGAAGGATCAGATAAGAATAGTAAAACACAAAGTTCTCCCAAAAGTGGTTCTGATGAGGGATCTGCGGGCAAAAAGAAACAAGAACCTATTAAAGCATATACTCAAGAAGAAATAAAACAAGCAGCTGAAAAATTAGCTGAACAAATGCGACGTTTAATTACTTCTAATACTTCTTTAAATAGTAATGAAATTAAAGATGAGTGGGATTCTAAAGAAATTGCTGATGAGTGTAAGCAAATAAAAGATGATGTTTTTATTGTAAAACAAGAAGATTACGAAAGACGTTATAAAGCGGATTTTGATACAGTAAAACAACATATTAATGGTTTAGTTAATACTTTTAGCAAATTCTTTGTTGAACAGGAATATCGTTTAACAGGAATGCGAAGAGGTGTGCTAGATACTAATAAATTAGCTGAAGCTTATCAAGCAGTAGAAACTGTCTATTCAAATAAGTTTAAACGTACTACTCCTGGTTTAGATGTTTGTGTATTGATTGATGAGAGTGGCTCTATGAGCGGAACTAATATCGCATCTGCAAGAAAATGTGCAATATTACTTAATGAGGTATTTTTACGTTTAAAGCAATGTGACTTTTATGTTTATGGTCATACTGCAGATAATCGACATATGGGAGAAGTTACTATTAATGTATATCGTGATCACTGGAATAGGAACCGTTATGCTTTAGGTAAAGTTGAAAGTTATTCTAATAACAAAGACTCTGTTGCTATTGAAGAGACATATAAAATGGTTAGAAAGCAAACTTCGAAACCACTTTTAATGTTTGTAATTTCTGATGGAGCACCTAATGCATATGGTTTAAGAGGACAACCTGCTGTAGAGGAAGTTAAAAAGGTAGTAAATAGAATTGAATCAAACGGAGATACTCTAGTTTGCCAAATTGCTATTGAAAGTCACTTCAGACCTCAGGATATGTTTAATCACTATGTTGTTATGACAGATATGAATACTTTTCCAAGTGACTTATCTAGATATGTTATGAATACATTAATATCTAAGCTTAAAAGAGTAGATGTTTAATTTGTATATTTTCAGATTTTTTACTACCTTTGCTGTATAACTAAAGGTAGTAATTTAGGAGCTTAGTGTAATGGTAGCACAGCGGTCTTCGATTGGAGCACGTTTAGCGTGAAAATTATAGCAAATTCGGTAAAAGTGAAATAAGAGTATAAATACTGCGAATCAACTTTCTAAGAAAGTCTAAGGTCCTGAAATATGGATAGCTGATAATACCGAGCTAAATTAAAGTGAATGTATTGTAAGGAATATAGGTTGTCTATACCGTATAGAATAGGCGGAGTGCTTGATAGGTCGAAAATTAAAGCCGTACACTTCCTTAAATACCCTATCTCACTTTATAAATGTGTAGAGACTAAATGCTATACTTGTTTAACAAGCTGATATAGTCCAGACCACGTCAGGAGTTATTAATTAAAATAATTTCTTGTAGTGAAAACTATAGTGGTAAGCAAAACCGTAAAAGGGAGCCTCCAAAACTCCAGGTGAGGGTTCGAGTCCTTCAGCTCCTGCTAACTAATTAATAATCTGTATATTATGCAATATAATCTTTACAAAATAAAGCAAGAAACATATCTTGTAATGTATTCTGATAGATTAAAAAGAAGGTATTATCAAGGAAAGCGTTGGGCAGAAGCAGGCCCTTATACAGCTTGAAATCTTTATTATATTAATAAAACTTATCGAATTGTTATACAATAGGCATCTAGAGTAATCTAGGTGCCTTTATTTTTAAAACGAAGAATATTATGGTAATTGGAGTATTAATTTTAGGAACATTAGTTGCTTTGGATAGTTTGGCAATTATAGAATATTTTATAGATAAAAAGTAAAATGAAATCAATTTTAATAAAAATTGGGATATTAGCTGTTTTAGGTTTAACAATATTTTTCATGGGACAAAGAATTCATGATTTAAATATTGCATTAGATAATTCAGTTAATAACGAAAAGGCTTATGCTGCAGAAAATTCTAGTTTAAAAGAAAGTAATCGAGTATTTAAATTAACTATTGAACAATTAGATTATAATGATTCACTTATGTTAGCTATGAAAAAAATAGCTAATGATAATGGTATTAAAGATAAAAAAATTAAGTCTTTACAGTATCAATTAGAACATTATTCTAAAAGAGATACTTTAATTCTTAGAGATACTGTACTTAAAGATCCTAATTTTGTTCTTGATACATGTATTATTGATCGTTGGAATAAGAGCTGTTTACACTTACAATATCCTGGTACAATTGCTCTAAGTAATGAGTATGAAAATGAAAAGTTTATTACTTTAAGTTCTCATCGAGAACCTATTAAACCTCGTAAATGGTTTTTACCTAGATGGTTTACTAAGAAACAAACTGTAGTAGAGGTTTTAGTAGTTGATGAAAACCCTTATGTTAAAACAAAACAACAAAGATTTGTTGAAATTATAGACTAATATGAAAGCTGCACTTCCAAGAGATGTTTCTTTAAATATATTATTTGTAATAGATATCTGTAAATTAACTTTAGAAGAAAAAGGTAAACTCCAGGAAGATTTATTTGGAGTAGGAGCTTGTTGGAATAATAGTCAGAGAGTTATTATTGAAGAGGGCACGGATAATTCAGTTGGATATTATTTTATATATCCTAATCGAAGAATAACTTATTTACAAAAAGATCGTAATATTTTTGATTTTACCCTTGATCGTATTGTAGATAAAGATACTGCGCTAAATCTTTTAAGATATAGAATTTTTCTAAAGTAATGAAAAAGAAAGCTATTACATTGATAGATTATATTGATGATGATGGAATGATTGCGTTTCAAGTTAATCAAAGAGTTAATATAATTGAACTTACAGAACATTGCTTAGTTAAAACTAAGTATGGCTATATAAAAATCTCTAAAGAATATTTAAAAATATTATAAAATGTCTAAAAAATCTCTTTCAATTAAAATTCGAAGAGCTAGAATAGAGCTAAGAATAATGCAAGATGCCGCTTCTATTATTTATCATAAACTTTCTGCCATAAATAATATTGATAGAAGTAAAACTCCACACTTTTATCGTTCTGTATATATTGAATCTATAGAGCGTTCTTTAGGTGAATATCAAGTTAAAAGTATTACTGAACTTGAAAAGCTTATTCGAAAACAGAAAAGTAAAATACGTAAATATGATCAAAGAATATGCAAATTACAGTCAACTCAAAATATGAAATAGGCCAGCAAGTATATCTTTGTAAGACAAAATTAAAATTTAAAGATGGAGATTTTGTAAACGCAAGTGTACCTAATTTGAATCCTTTTACTGTAACTTCTATTCGGATTCATCAACATCCTAATTCTCAGAGTATTTATTATCGCTTAGATGGCTTACAAAAATCTATTCGAGAAGATCAGATTTTTGAATCTATTGAAGCAGCTAAAAAATTTTGTCATGAGCAATAGTTTTAATCATCAATCTTTTTTAAAAGCAGGAGCTGAAAAAGAACAAAAATTTGCTAATTTATTAGTTCTTAGGAATGGTGGGGTCATTTCACATTCTGATAGAAGTACAGATATTAAAGATCATATAGATCTTTTCTGAACTAAAGACAATAAAACATTTTCTTTTGATGTTAAGGGCTTAAAAAAGAGTAATCGATCAGATATTAATACCGATAGTAGTATTCATTGGATTGAAATTAGTAATGTAAGAGGAAATCCAGGCTGGTTATACGGAAAAGCAGATTATATTGCTTTTGAGACAGATAAAGAATGGCTTTTAGTAAAAAGACGTAAGTTAATTGATTTAATCAATTCGAAAGTAACAGATACTGCAGTTAAAAATACTAAAGAATTATATACTTACTATCAAAGATATGGTAAAAAAGATATAATTGTTAAGGTTTTAACTAAAGATTTAGCTGAAATAGCTTCAAAAACTATTAGTAAATGAGAAAATTAAATATAGCATTAGTTGCACACGATGCTAGAAAACAAGAATTAGTAGACTGGGTTAAGTTCAATAAACAAGTTTTATTTCCACATCATTTAATAGCTACTGGAACTACCGCAAAGTTACTAAGTGAGATTAATATTGATGAGATCAGTCCAGACTGGCCAGGTAAAGGAGATTATTATAATACTTATTTAGCTGTAACTCCTGTTCTTTCAGGACCACTTGGAGGAGATCAAATGATAGGAGCTATGATTGCTCAAGGACAAATTGATGTATTAATTTTCTTTTGTGATAATCTTATTACTCAAGGGCATCAAACTGATATATCTGCATTAACTCGTTTAGCATCATTATACAATATTGCTTTTGCAACAAATAGAACTACTGCGGACATGATTCTTACATCCTCATTATTTGGAAATGAAGATTATGTTCCTATTAAACAAGATTTTAGTTCTTATTTAAATAGAAAATTATAGATAATTTAAAAATAAAAAGATATGAGTAAAGTAGTTAAATTTTATTACACTAGACCTCTTTCCTTTCTTGAAGTAGCAATTGTGCCAATTCGAGAAACTGTAGCAGTACCTCAGCAAAAAACTCGTATGAGTGAGCGATATACAATTGCTGCAATATACGATGAGGAAGCTAAAACTATTAAGTTTGGTCTTGCAACATGTGTTCCTGCCGATCCTTTTGTTAAAAAGATTGGTCGAGAAATTGCTGAAAAGAGAGCAGAAACTGAACCTTTCTTTGAAGTAAAAGATTTTGATGGAACTTTTGCAGATTTTAGGCGTTTGGTTATAGAGGTTGGTACTAATAAAGAAGAGGAATTACTTTATCGGAAGTATAACCGTTATATGCAGGCTGCTGATGAAAATCCTAGATCTAGCATTTAAAGGGAAGGTAACCCTTTCTTTGGAAAAAGAACAAGACTTCTTAAAAGATTTCGAAGACTTACTAGCTAAACACGATGCCTATTTTGATGGCACAATTAGGTCTTATGAATTTGACGATTGTGAAATTATAGAAGAAATTGAAGAAGTGAGAAGTTAATATTCCAATTTTTGATAAAGATATTTTAGTTATTCAGGATGAAGATATAAGTAAGATCACATCTTATTTAGAAGATATGTATTCTGTGCATCTTGAGTACCAATCTAATCTAACAGATGGTATTACTTGTATACTACCTAACGGATTAATTGTTATTGGATTAACCAATAACGATCCATATATTGCTTTACATGAATGTACTCATGCTGTATTTGCTTTAAAAGAGATAATAGGATGATCAGATAACGATGAAGAAGTATTTTGTTATACTTTAGAATGAGTCTATAAGCATGTAACAAAGTATATAAATTCTCATGATTAGAGTATATACAGATGGTAGTTATAAACCAACATTAAATCAAGGTGGATATTCTTCAGTTATAACTGAAGATGGAAAAGTAATTAAAATTCTTTATCAAGGTTTTAAAAATACTACTAATAATAGACAAGAACTAAAAGGAGTTTTAGAAGCCTTAAAGTATTTTAAAACTCCTCAAGTTCTTGAAATTTATTCTGATTCAAGCTATGTAGTTAGTAGTATAAATAATGGCCATGTGGCTAGATGAATCGAAGAAAAAGACGATTCAAAGAAAAATATGGATTTATGAACTGAAATCTACAAGTTAATTCAGTTTCATAAAGTTACATTTGTCTGAGTAAAAGGACATAATAACAATGAATTTAATGAACTTGCAGATTTATATGCACAACACGCTGCAGAATGTTTAGAATTAACAGAAGATGAAAAGCTTTAAATTAAGAAAAATTGGAAATCATTGGTATCCTTGTATTGATCATGAACTTGGAGATCCTATTAATCTTACTGAAAAAGTTGACCGATATTTAAATATATTAGATCTCTCTAAATCAGGAGAAATTACAGTAGAACTAGAAGAATTAGGAATTTTATTTGGAGGCATAAATATTATCTATTTTAACGAAGAGGATATTGTTCGATATTTGACTACTGATGATAATTTTGATATTCGTTTTGTTGTAAACGAACATGAGTTTCTTATATCTTCTGATGTTTATTGGTTATTGGAAAATCAATTTAATTTTAATTTTCATAAGACTAGTTATAAAATTCATATTTATTAGAGATAGCAGAAATGCTTTGTATTTTTAACCATTATAATTATGGTAGTTAAAGAAACTGCAAAAGATCCTACTGGACCTAAAGATATTAGTAGGAGAGAATGTACATTAAGTAAGGAAATTCAGGAGTTATTACTTCGACAACTTAAACATGAATTACAAAATCATAATATATACATGAATTTTGCTAATTATTTTGGAGTTCGTGGATTTGTAGTTCTCGAAGAGTATTTTAAATTAAGAGCCGATGAAGAATATTTGCATCATAGTTGGATTCGTAAGTATTTAAATGAAAATGATGCAGAATATATTTATCCTACTATTGATCAATTTGATAAAAAGATAGTGGATATGGTTGATCCATTCAAGATGACTGTTGATCTTGAAATTGAAACTACTCAAATGATTTATGAAATAGTCGATCAAGCTGCTGCTGAATGTGATTGGGCAACGTTTAACTGGCTTAATGGACATGATTCTGTAACAGGTATGCTTGTAAATGAGCAGGTAGTTTTCTGCCTGATTGTTTAGAAATAAACAATACAAACAAATCAAAAACGGTGAAGGCTGAGACGCTAATACCGTGCTAATTTTAAATTTAAATGATTTAAAACAGTGTAACGCATAGGTTTTGAACCTAATTTGTTTGTGAGTCTGAAAAAGAATTTGTATATTTGTATCATGTTTAATTAAATTATATTAATATATGAATAACAATAAACAAATTTATGAAGGAAAAGTTATGTCTTCAAATAATTCAGGAGATTTTGTAATCTTAGAATATATTGATGCGTATCACGTTAGAATAAAGTTTTTACAAACTGGAACTATAATTACTGCAGAACTAGGAAATCTAAGAAAAGGTGCAGTTAAAGATCCATATTATCCATCTATATACGGTATAGGATATTTTGGAATTGGTCCTTATAGTTCAAGGGTAAAAAATGGTAAACAAACTCGTTGTTATAAAATTTGAAAAGAAATGATTGGAAGGTGTTATTGTTCAACTGTTTCTGAGTATAAAAATTATGGAGGTTGTGGAGTTACCGTTTGTTCTGAATGACTAAATTTTCAGAATTACGCTAAATGATATTATGATAATTGTTATAATGAAACTTTTGTAGTAGATAAAGATTTCCTAGTTAAGGGAAATAAAATATATGAACCAAACTATTGTTGTTTTATACCAGCAGAAATTAATAGTGCAATTACTTTACGTAATACTGTAAGAAGAAGTACTCCTCTAGGAGTTAGAATTAAAGATAATAAAATAATAGCACAAATTAATTATATGGGAAAGAAAAAACATCTTGGTACATTTTCTACTATAGAAGAAGCATTTGCAATATATAAAAAGAATAAAGAAGCCTGTCTAAAAGAGTATGCAAATAAATATAAGGATATTCTTCCTAAACAGGTATATAATGCAATATATAATTATCAGATATTAATAACAGATTAGAATAAAATAAACCCAAGAGTGATTTGCCCTTAACAGATAATGCTGAAGGTGAAAATATATGCTGAACTACAGAGAACACGAATCTGTAGAAGTTAAGATAAAAAGCTTAACGATAACAAAAATTGAGAAGAGGAATCTATTAGTCGTACAGCTTTAGATATTGCAGAATCAGAAGGTTCTTGGCTTCGTAAAGAAAAATCTATTATGAACGCTTATAAAGGCGATACTGATTAATAGTTAAATTTATGTTAATTCAACTTCCAGATACAATTAAAGACTTATACTTTGTTGGAGATGTTCATGGATCTTGGGATATAGTTACTTATCATATTCGACAATATAAAGTTAAAGATTCAGTTTTTATTTTCTGTGGAGATATTGGAGTTGGGTTTGAAAGTTTAAAACATTATACGGATCATGTAATTCCAGAATTACATAAGGTACTTAAAAAGTATAATGATATATTCATTTGGATTAGAGGTAATCACGATGATCCGTCCTATTTTGAACAAAAACTAATTGATACTAAATATGTAAAATGTGTTTCAGATTATGATATTATTAATGTTTGTAATTTAAACGTTTTATGTATAGGTGGAGGTATTAGTATCGATAGACAGTTTCGTATGCAAAATGATAGTGTTAGTATGGTTAGATATATGAAATATCATAATTGTGACTATCAAACTGCAGAACAAAATTGTCTTAAATCATATTGGCCTGATGAACCAGTAATATATCGTCCAAAAGTAGAAGAACACATTGATATTATTTGTAGTCATTCCGCCCCTTCTTTTTGCTATCCAAATGATAAAGGAGGAATTGTAAAAGACTTTGCAGCATACGATTCTGAGTTATTAAATGATATTGATAATGAGCGAGCTGTATTGGATCGAGTATATGAGGATTATAAGAATGAGGTAACACATTGGTATTATGGTCATTTTCATAAAAACCAAATACAGACTATTAATAATACAATGTTTGAACTTTTAAATATTGGAGAAATTGTTCGACACTACTCAGATAATAACAATACATTGTAAGATAGTTGCTATTGAAGATGGTCAGTATACAGCTATTGTAGTAGAAGATCTGAATCGAATAGAAACAGATGATCTTAAATATGTTACTGTTGTTAAATGTCCAAACTGAGATATTTCTACTTTTGAAATTGGAGATACAGGTTATCTTCAATTTCAATATGTAGAAGGAGGAAAGACACAATGATACAACAAAGATTCAAAAGATTTTGAAATTTATAAATATACAAATAATTATTTTATAAGTTTTATTAAAGAAAAAGATATATGTAATCAAAAAGAATTTAATTTTTAAATATGCGTAAAGAGACAGAATTTGGCGAGAAGTTACGTAGCGTGTTAGAATCAATTGATTCCTTAACATGGAGAGATAAAAGTGGGAATGATGTTAAACTTGTTGATGCATCTGTAGAGGACTTACGTAAATGATATAAGCACTGTTATGAGATGTTATATAACGTTAGTCCCTGGAATCCTGGTAAGTTTATAGTTCGAGAAAATATTCATCGAACTTGAGATTCATGTAATACGGAACTATTTGTTAGATACATTCTTCATGAATGCGAAACTGATATTAAGACTAAGAAAGATATCTTAGATTATATTAATAAACAAAGAGCAGCATCTGAAAGGGATATACTAAATGATTCAATAGCAAGTATATTTAATGGTGTTCCTCCTATTTTTGAAAAAGTAACAGTAAATCGTCTTATGGACGCTTGTTTTGATAAACTTGATGTTCTTAATAAGAAAATGATTACTGATAAATTTATTTTAGCACAAGGAATTTGGCTAACGGACGAGGAAAAAATTGAGCTAACTGAAGTTGGCAAAGACGGTAAGGCAAGAAATAGAATGGAAGTTATTAAGGAACGATTGTGTTTAAATCCTGATATCAAATTAAGAGTTAGTCCTACAGGATTATCTTTTACAGAATTTAGATCTTTAGTTCAACTTAGCTCTTTACCAAAAATTTCTTCTTTAACCACAATTGCACTGAAAACACTAAGAGATAAGATCTTATTACTTTTAGATAATGATCTCGATTATCATATAAATAAATGAAGTACATTAATGTCTAATATTCAACGAGTTGCTGATGCTCGAAACATTGAAATTAATCCTCCTGCAGGAAATTAATTAGTACTAAAAATTTTATTTTTTAAATAAAAATTTGTATCTTTGATGAACAGAACGGAACGTCAAAAGCTTGCTATTAGACGTTGATTAGATAGTAATGGGATAGGTACGATTGTTGCTGCAACTGGATTTGGTAAGACCTATATGACTTGTATGTTGATAAAGGCACTATATAATAAAAATCCTAAACTATCTGTATTAATTGGAGTTCCTACAGAGGTTCTAAAAGAACAATGACTTAGAGAGTTGGCTAAAAACCAGCTCTTTTCTGTCTGTAAGGTAGAGATATTTAATACTATTGTTAAAAATCAATATACAGTTGATTTATTTGTAATTGATGAAATTCATTGCGCATGTAGTGAAAATAACATCAATATGTTTAAAGCTGTAAAATATCGTTATTTTTTAGGATTAACTGCCACATTTGAAAGATTAGATGGAAAAGAAGATCGATTATCTGAGTTTACTTATGTTTGTGATCGCATAAATATAAAGGAAGCAGTTGATAATAACTGATTATCTGATTATAGAAATTATAAAGTTTTAATTGATGTAGACTTATCTCTATATCATGAATGAAATCAGAAATTTCAAAATCTATTTTCTATATTTAATTTTGAATTTAATACAGTAATGAATTGTATTAGTCGTCCTGGTTTTGCAAGTAAATATGCAAAGAAAACAGGATGAAGTGAATCTCAAGTTAAAGGATTTGCAGCAGCTTGAATGAGAATGTTAAGAAAACGTAAGTCTTTTGTAATGTCTCATCCTAAGAAATTTGAAATAGCAGATAAGATATTAGATGCAAGAAGTAATAAAAAAGCAATTACTTTTTCAGCTACTATTAAAGATGCAGAATATTTTAAGAAACGAGGATATGTTCTACATAGTAAACAGAAAAAGAAGGAAAATAATACCATTATAGAAAGTTTTAACCAACAAACTATAGGTGTATTAAGTACTTCAAAATCTTGCGACGCAGGTGTAGATATAAAAGGTTTAAGTGTTGGAATTATATTAAGTGGAGATAGTTCAAAGACAAGGACTACGCAGAGGATTGGAAGAATTTGTCGATTCGAACAAGGTAAACTCGCAGAAATGTTTACACTAGTTATTAAAGGAACTATAGAAGAAACTTGATATAATAATTCTAATTCAAACCAACAGTACATAACTATTGATGAATCACAATTAGATATAGTGTTAAGTGGAAAGGAGATTTCTACTAGACCAAAAAAAGGCATAATAGATATAGAACATAGATTTTAATAAATAGATCTAACGTAGTACGTTTGTTTATTTTTTATCGTATTATATGGAGTTAGATACGATTCTTAATATTATGGCTAAATATAAACTAACAGCTGATGAGTTACTGTTAGTTTATTTAACATTTATTGCTCAAACAGAAAATGGAGATCCTAAATTAAATAGGAACTATTTTCGAAAGTGATATGAAGGAGGCGGTAAAGAGAGATTACGAGAATTATTCAATTCACTAAAAGAGAAAGGAGTAATCAGGAAAAATTATAATCCAAGTACTTATGATCCTGATGAAATTGAATTTAATCAGAATTTTATAAAACAATATTTTAAGCTTTCTGGAGAACTTGGTATGGAATTAGAGGATGCTTATCCAACTAATTTATATCTTAATGGAAAAACAGTTAGCTTAAAAAATATTGCAAAGAAATTCTTAAATATGTCAGAATTCTACTTCTGATATTCATCTACTATTGGACATAGTATTGAAAAGCATCGTGAAATATTAGAGATACTAGAATGAGCTAAATCTAAAGACCTTATACAAGTTTCTATGGTTGAATTTGTTTCCAGTCAAAAATGGAAAGAATTTAAAGAAATGCGAGATAAAGGAATTAATGGCAAAGTTAGTACTGAACAACTTTACGATACTGCTTAATGTCTATTGTAGATGAATTATATTCTGAAATTGACAATGGTAGAGAAGGTAGAAACTTAGGTTTAAAAACTGGGTTGCCAAAGTTGGATTGATATACAGGCGGATTCCAAAAAGGAGTTTACAAATTAATATTTGGACAAAGTGGTTCAGGTAAAAGTTCATATGTAATATATTCTGATTTATATCGTATATTACGAGATTATCCAGATAGAGATATTGTACATGTATATTTTAGTCTGGAAATGAGTTCGAAAGTTTTACTTGCTAAATTGCTTAATCTATATATATATGATACTTATGGAATAGAAATTTCTTATATGACACTAATGTCCGTTCGAGAAAAACTATCTGATAAATATTATAAGTATATTCAAGAGTCCAGAGTATGACTAAACTCAATCATACATAAGCTTATTATCTTTGATAAACAGCTAAGTTCTAATACTTTCTATGGTAATATGAAAGAACTTCTAAAACAATGAGGTACTTTTCAAGATATTGATGAAGGTAGAAGAAATATTTATATTCCAAGTAATCCCGATAAAATAATAAATGTAATAATTGATCATGCTGGTTTATTAACTCCAGTTGATGGTAGAACTAAAAAACAGGAAATTGATCAAACCTCGCAATACTGCGTTTATTTTAGAGAAAAGTGTGGAATATCTATTGACTTTATTATGCAAGAAAATAGAAACACAAGTGATGTAAATAGATTAAAAATGGATCTTGCAGAGCCAACCCTTGATGATGTTAAGGATTCTGGTAATGCAGGTAATGACTGTAATGTTTGTATTGCAGTATATAATCCCATAAAACACCAACGCAGTACTTATAGAGGATATACTATTATTAATAAAGAATATCCAGAAGAATCTTTAGGTTCTGCTATGCGTGGACTAATATTATTAAAGCATCGATTTGGAGTTGCAAATAAAGTTTTTTGTACTGGTTTTCAAGGTAGTTTAGGGCGATTTGAGGAACTTCCTGATCCAGGAAGTATTGATTATGAAGTATATCAATCTTGAAAAGATGAGAAGTTAGAAGATGAAATAGCAAAAGATACAGCTGCAAAAGATGCAGAAGAAAAAGATAGCTTACAAAAACCAATATTCAAATTTTAAATATGGCTATCACATTACCAACAAACAAAATCCCTGCGGAAACTCAGGACCCAAGAAATTTAATTATTTTCTCAAAACCTAAATATGGCAAGTCAACGGCTTGTGCTAATCTTCCTGGAGCATTATGTATCGACCTTGAAGGGGGTGGATATGACTATATTGATGCTGTAAAAGTAAAAGCATCTTCTGTTAAAGATTTAAAAGAAATTTGTGCTGCAATTAAGGAAGCTAAATATCCTTATAAGTTTATTGTATTAGATACAATTACTAGACTTGAAGAAATGGTTAAACCATTAGCTTTAAAGTTATATTTAAATAGTCCTGCAGGACAAAAGTTTACAGGAGATGACGTACTTGATGCACCAATGGGAGCAGGATATAGCGCTCTTCGTAAGGCATTAGAGATGGTTATTGATATGGTATCTAAATGTGCACCTAATATTATTCTTATTTGTCATACAAAGGATTCAGCAATCGGTAATACTGATATGACTGCAAAGACTATTGACTTATTTGGAAAAGCAGGTAGAATTCTTGCTTCAAAGTCAGATGCTATTGGTTATTTAGATAGAGATGAAGATTCAAATACTATTCTAAGTTTTAATACAAATGATAAATTTGTAGAATGTGGTGCTAGACCAGAACATTTACGAAATGCAGATGTAGTATTAGGAGAAATGAAGGAAGATGGAAATATTGAATTTCATTGGGAAAGAATTTATCCTTCACTTTTAAATCCTGTAGAAGTTAATATATAATCTAAGGATTATGTTAAAGGTATCTTTTGAATTTGACGAAGAATCGAAGGCTGTTACAAATGTTAAAGTTGTTAAAGTGCCTTCAAAATATGATAATATAGATTTACCAATTGTAGAGATAGGAGATAGTAAGTTAATTATGTCTCCTAAAGCCGTTAGTTTATTATCTGCACAATGCGGAGATCGGATAGCAGTTAATTATATCCAAAAAAGTAACGAGCTTACAATCCCAGTTATCGGTAAAGCTGAAGTATTTTCAGATCCTGAAAATGGGAACAAATTAACAAAAAGTAATACAGTCTCTTTTAAAGGGACTCAAAAAACAATTTTATCTAAATATGGTCAACTCTTTAAAATAGAGGAATGTAGACCTGGTATGTTTAAAATGATTAAGATTGATGAATCAGATCTTTCTAAAGCTGATACCGATTTAGATACAGAAAATTCAGATTTATTAAAAATTTAAAATTATAAGAATATGTCAATGTTTGATTTTAGTGTAGCAAAGAATGCAAATCAAGTAACTTCTACTTTCCTTCGTGGAGGAATCCATAATGTAACCTATAAAGGTATTGAATGAGTAGCTAGTCAGAGTGAAGGTAATTCTGATGCTTTTGTTTTGTTATTTGAAACAAAGGACGGTATCCAGCATCGAGAAACTATTTTTGATCCAAGTAATATAAGTAATTGTACTCAGAGAGCTACAACTCAGTATGGAGAAAATCCATCTGAAATGGAAAACTTTATGGTTAAGATTACTCAAATCATTAATGCTCTTAATCCTGAATTAGGTGCAAAAATTGCTGCAGGAGAAAAGATTGAAGTAAGTAGCTTTAAGGCTCTTGCTAAATATTTAAAGGAAAACTTAGCAAGTTCTGTTGGTAAGGAAACTCAAATCAAGTTAATTCCTTATAAAGGTTTTGCTAATATGCCTAAGTATGTTGCATCAGTAGGTAAAGATGGAGTAGTTCGTAGTAAAACAAAAGTTATTGGTGAAGATTTAACTTTAACTGCTAGAGAAAAGACTGATATTGAGAATGCTAACTCTGCACAACCTACTAACATGAAAGAACGGGATAAGGATTTAGACGATCTTAAGGAAACGTTTAATGTAAAAGGCTCAGAAGACGACTTGCCATTCTAAAAAATAATATAGTTAAATTTTAATGGTCTTTACATTAGAACCGATAAATATCACTAAAGAACTTATTTTAAGTAAAGTTAGTGAAGAAACTTTAATGGAGCATTACTTGGGCATTCCTGTAAAAAAAGGATTGTTCAAGTCTCCATTAAGGCAAGATAGTAAACCTACCTGCGCATTTTATAGGAATAGGAAAGGAGATTTAATATTTAAAGATTTTCGTGGTAAAGTCAGTTGCCACCTTTTAATAGAAATATTTTAAGAAAAATTGGGGAATATCGGTAAACAAAATTTGGATTTTGTTAATTTAATTATTAAATTTGTATAATTAAAAAATAATACAAACTTAAAAATTAAATTAATAATTATGAATTA